GGCCATCGAATACGCCTACACCCCGGTGCCGCGCGCCGGCCGCGAAGAAGACGACCGGCGCCCGGTCAAGGTAACGGCCGGCCTGGGCCGCGGCAAAGGCCTGTGGGGGTAACGATGGAAATGCTCGTTTTATTCGGCATATGCCTCTTTTTCTGTTTGCTGGTGCTCATCGTGGGGAAAATATCCTGATGCTTTACGACGCCTATAACCGCCCCATCCGCACCCAGGAGCTGACCCGCGAGCATGCGGCGCCCACCCTGACCGGCATTCGCACCATCTGGAACGAGACGGTGGCCGGCGGGCTCACACCCTCAGGGCTGGCCGCCATTTTGCGCAACGCGGCCGACGGCGACCACGACGCCTTTCTGGTGCTGGCCGAAGAGATGGAAGAGCGCGACCTGCACTACGCCTGCGAAATGGGCAAGCGCAAGCTGGCCGTGGCGCGCCTGCCGATCAGCGTGGAATCCTACAGCGACGATGCCCGCGACATCGAGCTGGCCGACGCGGTGCGCGATTTGGTGCGCCGGCCCGGCTTTCGCAACCTGATCAAAGAGTTGCTCGACGCCCTGGGCAAAGGTTTTTCGGTTTGCGAAATCATGTGGGACCGCAGCGGCAGCAAATGGCGCCCGGCCGAATACATCTGGCGCGACCCGCGTTTTTTCACCTTCGATCGCGTCGGCCGCACGCAGATCCGGCTGCGCGATGCGGCCAACCTGGCCGAAGGCATCGAGCTACCCGGCTATAAGTTCATCCGTCACCTGCCGCGCATCAAGACCGGCATCCCCATCCGCGGCGGCATCGCGCGCCTGGCCGCCTGGGCCTTCATGTGCAAGGGCTACACGATCAAAGACTGGCTGGCGTTCGCCGAAGTTTTCGGCATGCCGCTGCGCCTGGGCAAATACGACGCCGGCGCCAGCGAAGCCGACAAAGCCGTGCTGCGCATGGCCGTGGCCAACCTGGGCACCGATGCGGCCGCCATCTTTCCGCGCTCGATGGAGATCGAGCTGGTGGAGGCCGGCAAATCGGGCAGCACCGATTTTTTCCAGCGCCTGGCCGATTATCTGGACACCCAGGTCAGCCGCGGCATTTTGGGCCAGACGGCCACCACCCAGGGCACGCCCGGCAAATTGGGCAACGAAGAAGCCCAAAAAGAAGTGCGCGAAGATATCCGCGACGACGACGCCGAGCAGCTCGAAGACACGCTTAACCGCGACCTGGTGCGCGCCTTTATCGATTTGAACTACGGCCCCCAGGAAAACTACCCCACGATCCAGCTGCGCGCCACCAAGCAAGAAGACATCGTGGCGCTGTCCGAGGCGCTGGCCAAGCTGGTGCCCCTGGGCCTTTCGGTCGAGCAGAGCGTGATCCGCGACAAGCTGGGGCTGCCGGACCCGCCGGAAAAGTCCAAGCCCGAAGATCTCTTGCGGGCGGCCGCCCAGCAAGCGCCCCTGCCGCCCGCCGCGCTCAACCGCCTGCAGGTAGACCCCTGGCGGCGGCCACTGGCCGCGGCCCTTAACCAGACCGGCGATGCGCTGCCCGATGAGATCGACACCGCCGCCGACGAGGCCGCGGCCGACTGGCAGCCCATTATGGCGCCGATCATCGACCCGCTGCGCCGGGCCCTGGCCGAAGCCAGCGACGCCGATGACTTTCGCCGCCGCCTGGACGAAGTGATGTCCCGGGGCGATGTGACGGCCCTGGTGGATCAGTTGGCCGCAGCGCTTTTCCGGCAACGCGGGCAAGGGGAGATCGGCGATGCCAATTAGCGGGCCGGGGCCTATCCCCAAAGATGCGCTGCAGTACTTTCGCGCCAAGATCGCCACGCCCGGCTTCGACTGGCGCGACATATGGCGCCAGGAGCACGCCAGCGCCTTTACCGTGGCCAAAGCCACCCAGGCCGACGTGCTGGGCAGTATCCGCGAGGCCCTGGACAAGGCCCTGTCCGAGGGCCAGACCTATCGCCAGTTTGCGGCCAACCTCACGCCCACCTTGCAGGATCTGGGCTGGTGGGGTCGGCAGACGATGGTCGATCCGGTCACCGGACAGGCCGTGGACGCCCAGCTGGGCAGCCCGCGCCGGCTAAAGACCATCTTTCGCGCCAATTTGCGCACCGCGCGCGCCGCCGGCCAGTGGCACCGGGCCCAGCGCACCAAAGAGGCACTGCCGTATCTGCTCTACGAGCTGGGGCCCAGCCGCGAGCACCGCGCAGAGCACGTGGCCTGGCACGGCACATTGCTGCCGGTGGATCACCCCTTTTGGAGCACCCACATGCCGCCCAACGGCTGGGGCTGCAAATGCCGTGTACGGCCTGTCTCGCGCTGGGAGGCCGAACGCCTGCAAGAAAACGGCGTGCCCGCGCCCGACCGCGCCCAGCTGGTGGATCCTGAAACCGGCCGGCGCACCGGGCAGCTGGAAGCGCGCACCATACCGGTCAAGACCCAGGCCCCGCCCATCGTGCGCGTGCCCTGGGAAAATAAGCGCACCGGGCGCACCGAACTGGTGCCGGCCGGCATCGATCCGGGCTGGGACACCAACCCCGGCAAGGCCCGGCTCCAAAATTTGGAGGCGCTTTTAAACGACAAACTGGCCGCGCTGAGCCCGCAGGCCGCGGCCGCCGCCCGCAGTGACCTCGAATTTTACCAGCGCGGGCAAGGAGCATGAGCATGCAGATCCAAGTCGGCCCCAAAGCCTTAAACAGCCAGGCCTTAGCGGGATTGGCCGCCGCCCTGAATTTTCAACTGCCCGCCGGGCAGGCCCCGGAATGGATCGAGCTGATCCCGGCCGGCGTCGCGGTGGTGGGCCGCGACGGCCGCAAGTGGATCAACGATGCCCCCGATACCATCCTGGCCGCGTTTAACGCCTCGGGGCGCGAGCTGGTCATCGACACCGAACACGCCACCGAGATCAAGGCCCCCAAGGGCGATCCGGCGCCGGCGGCCGGCTGGGTCAAGGCGCTGGAGATCCGCGCCGGCGCCATCTGGGGCCGCACCGAATGGACGCCGGCCGGGGCGGCCAGCGTCGCCAACCGTGAATATCGCTACATCAGCCCCGTGTTTTACTACGACAAACCGACGGGGCGGATCGTGCAATTGTTAAGTATCGGCCTGACCAACCGGCCCAACCTGCGCCTTATGGCGCTCAATCAAGAGGGGGCAAATCCCCCACAGGAGGCAGTCATGCTCAAAAAATTACTGAAGGCCCTCGGTCTGGCCGAGGATGCCAGCGAAGAGACCGCCCTGAACGCCATCGGCACCCTGCAGGGCGATCTTTCCACCGCGCGCAACAGCGCCCAGACCCCCAGCCTGGAAAAGTTCGTGCCGCGGCCGGACTACGATGCGGCACTGGCCCGGGCCCAAAACGCCGAACAGGCGCTCAAGACCAAGACCGATGCCGATCTGGCCACCGCCATCAATGCGGAAGTGGATGCGGCCTTAAAGGCCGGCAAGATCACGCCCGCCACGGCCGAGTACCACAAGGCCAACTGCCGCGCCGAAGGCGGGCTGGAGCGCTTCCGCGCCTTTGTGGCCGCCGCCCCGGTGATCGGCGATCCGAGCGGTTTGGATGCCAAAAAGCCGGCCGCGGGCGTGGCCCTTAACAGCCAGGAAGTCGATGTGCTGAACAAAATGGGCCTCTCCGAAGAGCAGTACAAGAAGTATAACCCCGCGCAGTAAAAAGAGCGGAAAAAGGGGCCGGCGCGTGGCGCCCGCCGTCATAACCATCAGCAAGAGGAGAACACACATCATGGCACTGACAGCAGATCGAGATACCGTCAAGCGCGAGGGCAAGCTTACCAACTACCCCGTCTCGGCCGCCGTTCGGCATTATACCGGCGGGATGGCCATCATCGACCCGGCCACCGGCGGCTGCCGGCCCGGGCGCACCGCCGTCGGCGACATCGCCGTGGGCCGCTGCAATCAGGGCGTGGACAACTCGGCCGGCCTGATCGGCGCGCAGCGCGTCGAGGTCGAGCACGGCACGTTCCGCTTCAACAACAGCGGCGGCGGCGATGCCATCACCCTGGCCAACGTGGGCGCCGACTGCTTCATCGTAGACGATGAGCGGGTGGCCCTGACCAACGGCGGCGCCACGCGCAGCCGGGCGGGCATCATCATGGATGTGGACGCCCTGGGCGTGTGG